CTTAATCAACTGTTCTATTTCTTTAATTTCGTTATCAATAATAGTTATCCCAGATACTTCTCGTATCTTACGAATCCCCTCATCAAGGTTCTTAATCGCTGCTAAAGTTCCGCTATACAAGCGATCTTCGCCTAACTTTCTTTGTAGTTTGCGAAGTTCAGAAACTCGGTCAACCCAGTCATCTATATTGCGTGCATCTTCTACTATTTGCAAAGCAATATCTTTATCTCCTCGTGCAGAAGCTTGTTGAGCAGCAGTACGCATACGCTTAGTCAAATTCTTTAACTCTGATTGAACAGGAGTAACAAAATTAACTCTAGATATTTTACGACCATTTCTCGTAATCTTATACGCAGTATCTTTTAACACTTCGTCAGCTAATTGCTTAAACAAATGACCTGACAACACAGTCGGGTCTTGCAACGTGTTATCTATCCAGTTCAGGTTTAACGCTTCCACACCTGACTTACCTGCAACAATAGCTTCATCTAAATCATCCAGTAACTGTTTGAATTGTGCTTTCGTAGCTGTAGCTTTACCATCTATAGCATTCAAAGCATCCTGGACAGCTTGTCGCAACGTAGTCAAACTATTAACAGTCTCAGCCATGTCATTAATAATTAAAGCAGCTTGTTCAGAGTTCTCTAAATACTTTGCCCTGTCTACTAATGATTCTGTGAATAAACGTTGACCAGCACTTGGTTTATTGCTGGGGGGTCGAAGCATATAGAACACATCAACACTCAAATCAGGCATTTTTGTCGCATTAGGGTCAAGCAACGCATTCATAAATCCACGAATTTCATCTATTTGTCGTTCAGCTTCAGCTACTTGTGCGTTTAGTCGTTGGAACTCTTCAGCTTCAGGTTTAGCCATTCGGTCAACACCTTCAACGTTTCTTTCTTTAGGTATGTTTGTGTTTCCTTTTATTGCATCTTCAAACTCTGCTTGACGAGCAGCGTAACGAGCTAACACGCCTTCTTCAGCAGCGTTAATCTTTGCCTGTATCTTCTCAACTTTCCTAGTTTCTTTACCGCCTTGACCAAACAATTTATTAAAACGGTTATACAACATATTGCTACGAGAACCAAAGAATGGAATCTGAGTGCCTTTACGAATCGCTCCCTCAACAGCTTCTTTCGTTCCCATATTTACCGTAATACCAGCATTATCCAATGTGGCCAGAAACATTTTTTCACGCATCATGCTAGAAGCCTGATTTATATATTTTTGTATAGCCTTCTGCACATCATCTTGGCCTTTTTTGCTT